TTATTGTTTATCTGATGTTCAACATCAACCACTTGTAAATCTTTTGATTGATAAAATAAATTCTTATATCCTCTATCAATAATGGTTTGAATTGTAGCCCAACCAATGTTGTTGTTCTCAACTACTAATAACGCATCATTGTATTTTGTTGCAACTTCAATTAAAAAGTTTCCATAATCCGTTGTACTTAATTGTCCTTTATATTCTGCAACTTGCTCCATATCCTCAACTTCAAACACTTGACAAGCTGAGAAATCACTACCATCACCACGAGCCACATCCGCAACCACTATATATTCTTTTGTATAATCAGGTTGTCTAAATACCCAAAATCCTCTATCCATTCCCAACTCTTCAATTGGTGCTTCAGATAATTCATCTTTATACCATTGTAAAATCTGTGGGTCTACAACTGATTGTCCACTTGATAGAAAGTCTGTATCACACTCTTGAGCAGCTTGTGAAGGCCCTAAAATCTTATCTTGTTCTTTTCTCCACTCTTCAGTTCTTTCAGGATGGTCTGTCCAATGTAATTTTATTGTATTAAATTGATTCGTTCCTTCTTCAGCTTGAACCCATTGTTTATGAAACCAATTACCCACACCATTAGGTGTTGATAAAGCAATACATCCACCACCAGTTGCAAGTGTTTGTTGTGCGGCTGTCCATATGGTATCAATTCTATCGATGAACGCCGCCTCATCAATTATCAATAATGATAAAGCCTCTGAACGACCAGCTGATTCATTTGATGCAATTGCTTTTATCTGTGAACCATTTTTAAATCTTAATGATAATTTGTTTATTTCTTCTGTATTGGTTTTCAACCATTGAGGTAATCCTTCATACATCACTCTTACTTTTGTAACGAGGTTTTTAGCCGTATCCTTACCTGTAGCAATCACCAATACGTTTTTATCATTGTGAAACAACATCAACCAAAGTGAATATCCAGCTGATAAAGTTGAAATACCTAATTGACGAGCTTTCAATATAATATTATATCGATTATCTTTAAATTCTGTTAAACACCTTTCTTGATAAGGATATAAGTCAAACTTCACCTTACCTTTTGTAGGGTGTTGAATAGTACAATACTTTCTCATAAAATGTACAGGGTCGGATGCACACTTTAAATACTCTCTTTGTATCGCTTGTTTTAAATCACTCATTTTATCTGTCCTGCTAAATACACAGAACCACTTGTTATTATCATTCCACCAAAAAACCAAAGATATTTATTATCATACCATTTTGGTTTTACTAAATCAATTATTTCTTCTTTAAATTCTAATTGTTTTTTATAATCACTTATTAAACTTTCGTTTAATTTTTCTTGTTCAATATATGATTGAATTTGTGAATTTAAATTATCTTCAATTTCTAAACCTTTTTGAATTTTAAATTCTAACTCTTTTATATTGTTTGTTATATTCACAACCTCTTGTTCTGAAAAACAAGTTCCATCACAAGGTTCTTGAGCAAGAGTAAACGACATTAATAATATAAATAAAAATCTATACATTAATATCCTCCACCAGACATTCCTCCTCCTCCACCACTTCTTGGTGTTGGTGTTGTACCACTTCTTGGTGTTGTACCACTCCTTGGTGTTGTACTGTTTCTTAGTGCAACATCTATAGCTCTAAGTTCAAAAGTAACTTGGTTTTGAGAGTAAACACTAACAGTAGCACCATCCATGCTATGTTCTGTCATAAAATTATTATCACCTTGAGCTGGAATAGTATGATGATGTAGTGCCGTACCAATTGGTAATTCTGTGTTAGGATTACTCCTGTCTCTAAAAAATCTAAGTCTACCAAATCGTGAACCATCACCAATTTTAAAAGTTGTGACTTTATCAACTTCTTCATTTTCAACAATTGTTGAACTTGTGTCTCTTAAAATAACTTTTTGTGAAAGTATTTCGAGTGTCCCATCCTCTGTGGAAAATAAATCACCTCCAATATTTACTACAAGACCATTATATGGAAATCCTGTAGTTTCAAAAACATATAATGAATTGTTTTCATTTGTGTGTCCTGGCTCATGTGGCATTATCTTTTCTCCTTACTAAATTTTTTAAGAAAATCTTGTGCGTCTTTTGCAGAGGTATTTCTATCATAAATACCAAATGATTCTCTTTGCTTTTTAATTTTATCTAATTCTTTCTTTTTGCTTTCAAGAGACTTTTTCGTTTCTCTTTTTTTCTTTTCTGTTTTCTTGATTGATTTTTTGGTTTCTTTGACTTTTTTATTCAATCCACCTAATCGTTCTTTTTTTCTTCCAGCACTTTTACCACTCAAGAAAGCAAAAAGAATACCTCCAGCTAAAACAAAAAATCCAATTACATATTTTTTGATTTTACTGAACATTTACTTTTTTCCGAAAGGTAATTTATCCCATACAGGTTTAATTACACAATCAAAAATTATGTCATCTTTTGTAGTTGGGGTTAATTTTACTATTTTTTCTAATGCATAAAAAGCTACTAAAATATATTCCCAATTTGCTAATACCCATTCCATAGTTTTTCTCCTATTGCATGTTTTTCTTTATTGTCATTTCAACCTCACCATTTGCTAATGCATTGGCTACTTTATTATCAAAAACCTTTTCATTTTTTTGTTTTTCTAATTCATCAATCCATTGTTCCATATCTTTTTCAATGGCTACCATATTTCTTAAATCTTTTAATCTTCTATAAGCAAACCATCTTATTGGTTTACCAGTTTTCAATTTAGCTTCAAAATCCATTTGACAATAATAACATCTACCATCAGCTTTCCAAACATCTCTATCCCAAGGCTTTGCTGTTTTTGGACTACAATTTTTCTTACAATCTTTACATTGTTTAGAAAACAAACCAACAGACGGCATTGTAGGAACTTTAAATATATATCCTTCTTTTTGTTCCCATTCTACACCATCTGAATCTGTCCACTTTTCTCCTACTTCTCTCTTTTGTTCAGTTTTAGAATACCCAACTTGGATTTTATTCTTATAATTTCCATCCAACATGTCTTGGACTCTTTGTATATTTTTACCCATAATACCTCTTAATTTTATATATATAAATATCTAAAAATAAATTAAACCTGTGATTTGATTTATTGGAGCAAATGCACCTGTAAATTTATAAGTTTTTCCTTTATACTTAAACACCAATCCCTCACTTGGAACTATAGCTTTCGTTCCACCAATCGCATTTAATCTATCTAATTGTGTTTTTAATCTACTTAATTTTTTCACATCACCACCACTTTGAACTGTCTTGATAGCTTTATCTAAATTCTTAACCATATTACGAACTGATTTCTTTGGATTAGCTGATATGAATCCTTTTACATTTTTCAATATCTCAGCTCCCACTTCAAAGAACAATATTTCAAATGGTCTCATATTGTCTTTTACTATTTTTGCGTGATTTTCTTTATCTGTTTTTAATACCCATTCTAAAAATATAGGTTCATCTTTTAAATCTTGTTTTATTTGTGGTATCTTATATGACTTATCAAAGAAAGCCCATCTTTTAACCAGTCCTTCTAATACTTTTGGTGATATTTTCTTTAATTGTTTTAAAATATATTGTTCCCACCATTTTTGATGATATAAACCTAATGTGTCATTATCTGATAATCCGAACTTAGATTGTAGTTTACTTAATCTTCCTAAAAACTTTCCTTTCATTTTACCAAAATCTTGATGTTTTGGAACATCTAAAAACACAGGTTTTCCAATTGAATATTTCTTTTGTATGTTTTGATTTCTTTGTTTAATCATACCAGCCAATATTCTACCACTACCAGGCACTTCACCTTTTACATTTCCTTTATCATCATAAATTAACGCTCCGTGAAATATCAATTGTGTAACATCATAATCAATCACATTAGCAGATGATGGATACATAACTTCTAAATTCATAAAGTTGTATCCATTGTTGAATATCTTATCTCTTTGTTTATCTGAAAGAGATTTGATGGCTTTCTCTAAATCATTCATCGCATATACAAATGCATTTCTTATAGCCCCTCTACCTTTGAACTTACTTGCTATTCCTTTTTTGTCTAATGCTGTCTTACCACCATTTTTAATATGTCCTTTGTTTCTAGCTGCAATAAGTTTTCCATCTTTGAAACTAACCATAATGTTCTGTCCATCTAATTTCTCTGTAACATTATCTTCACGATTTAATTGTCCACCTAAACCTAATTCAATGATTTTTTTCAAATCACCGAATGTTAATTCTTTGTCGTCAAATGGATGAGCCATATGTCCATATGCTCCACCCTCCATTAATAAACCTTCTTTATACAATACTTTTAAATTACCTTTATCAATCTGTTTATCTGTATGTAATTTATCCATTTCTTTTTTAGT